TATTACGTTAACATTGCTGTTCCCAATAATACCTGTTGGCTCGTTAGATCCACCGCCTTTAATAGCAGCTTTCTCTAATTCAATAGCCATTGCATTGATCAAATATTGACGCACATAAGCATCAATTGAATTTGATGACTGACGCAATAATTGATTAGACACTTGAATGTATGCAGCCAATCTCTTTGGTGAAAAACTGATTTTTGAAAATGCAGGAGATTTCTCAGTCGCAGTTCCGTTTTCAGTATTCCATCCAGCAGCAGGCTGAGTGCTTGCAGTTGGAAGATCTAAGTTTCCTGTCAAATTATCAAAACGAGTGATTCCTAAACCATTCAAAACGGTTGCAGGCAATAACACGTCAATGATTCCGCCAACATTGGTCTGGATGTTTACACCACCCTCAGAACCCGAAGTTCCGCCTGTAGCTGACATGTCACGTTTGAAAACGTCAGACGGTAATAACACAGAGTGAGCGCTTACGCTTACGCCTGCACGTTGGAATTCGTCAGCAGCTTCTTTGTGCATTTCAAATTCAACACCATCTCTGCGGCCAGTTGTAGCTTGTTCAATCGCTCTTTTAAAAGAGTATTGAGCAGCCATTTTAGAGCGCTCAGTTTTTTCGCTAGTTGAAGCTGCGCCATATACTGGAGCGCTTGCAACTTTCTCAGATGCTCTCATTTGTAATTTCTCAAGAGTTTCAGTCTCAGACGCAATAACGTCTAAACGAGCGTCGATTTCAGAGAAACGATTTTTTTCAGTCTCAGACATTGAACGCGCTTCAACGTTAATGCTGTTTTGAAGGTTGTTCAATTCTTCGATTAAACGTCCTTTTTCTTCTTTCAAAGCTTTGATTTTCATTTATATTTTGTTTTTAGTATTTCAATTTGGTCAGATTCATTCTGTTTTTTTGGTTTGGTATTTTCAAGACTGCGAGCCTCTGCCTCTGTGTCTACATAGGCAGGATATGTCACAGGGCTAACGTCGTAAAGCTCTTCAATTTCTTTAATTATATGCAATGATAAATCACCATATTTTTCAGATTTCTCCCATGATCTATCTTTTACCGTGAATGCAAATGATGATTGTGTTATGTCACCGCGCATAATACTGCGAGCTACTTGCATGTGCAATGGATTTTCATAATCTGGAATCCAAGTGTACTCTAAATTCCCGTCTGCGTTTACATATACATTGCAAGTGTTTGCTTTTGTACGCCCAAGGATGCACTCACTTTCATGGTTGAATAAACAACGGATGTCGTAATCTTTTTTTAACGCGTTGTCGAATGCGCCTCTGAGAATTTTTTCCTCAAAGTATTTTAGATCTGTTGTAACGTCCACAACAGCAGCGATGCCGCCAAATTGCTTTGGCATATTTTCGCCCTCTGCTCTGTAGTTTACACTCCCTAATACTCTAAATGTTTTCATGCCTGTGTATTGTTATTGTTCCCGTCGGGGTTATTATTTGAATATGCGCTACTCATAAGCTGCTCAATCTTTGCATTCATGTAAGCCTCGAATTGATCCGCAGGAATCAAATTCGCTTCAACATAGTATTTCTCACCACCCTCGAATCCATTTGCATCCTCGAACGCCCTTGCCTCGTTTGGGCTTAACCATCCGCCTCTTATTCCTTTATTATAAAAATCTGCGCGATCATTTGCAGAGGCTCTCAATAATGAATTGAAATTGAATTTAAAATAAAAAAATGTTTTATCAGTCTCAGTTAATAACTTTCTGCGAAGTTCCTGCTCGATGTTTATGCAATAACTCATTAAAGTTCTTGAATAAAAATCTTGATATTCCTGCTCAACGCTTGATTTAATTCCGTCCTTCGCCCCTATCATTGAAGCCGGTACACCAAAAATACGAGCTATCTCTTCCGCCGAAAATTGACGAGCTTGAATATATTGAGCCTCCTCTGGAGTCATAGAAAGTTTTTCCATTTCAACTCCATGAGGCAATACAGTACTGCGTTGATTTCCCTCAATTACATCATCCAAAGATTTGCGCAATGGTCCTGCCTGCGCTTGATCAATTTTTGATTGTGATTTTAAAATGAATTTCAATGTTCCATTTTTGTAAACCGCTGCGCTCGATTTGATTGCGGCCAAATCAATGCCCAATGTTTCAGCGTGCATTTGAATTGGTGACTTACCAACTAAAACGCTATCGGTTGAAAGCCCTTTAAAATGAAGCATATCACTTGCTGGAATAATCGAAGGGAAGCCTGGAGCGTTCACTCTATAAAACATCTCACCGTCCATAAGGTAAGCCGAAACTGAATCGCTAACAATTGGATGAATTGATGTCGCAATGAATCTCTCGTCCCTATTAATCAAAGCGTAAGCGTTGCCTTTTAAAACCAATTGCGAAGTCATGAAATTCATGAAATCAAATTTCGTTTGATATGGATTCGGCTCGTTTAATACATAGTTAGAATAATGAGCCACGACTTGACGCTTATTTGTGCCATCGTCGAAATATAATTTAAAAGATAGACTTGAGATAGCGTCTGAAATTACTCTTACGCAAGCATGCACGCTCGCAATACTCATTGCGCTATTGGCGTTTACAGCTACTCCGCTAGTCGTTTGGCTTCCAAATAAAGAAGTCAACGATTGCATAAGCCAGTCAGTCGGAGCCGACAAGCTTGAGCGCTGTTGTGTTTTTGGTTTGAATATGCTTAACAATGAAGCCATGCCACAATATTAAATTACAGATTTATTTTTTTTGTTACAATTTAGGATGAGTGCGCATATACCGGCTCAGAGTCGCACGAAAAACAACATAGCTACTATATTTATTTTGACCGTACTTCTCACGATACAAGCTCTCTGTATGCTCATAAGCCTCGCCGTATGTTTTAAAATTCGGCAAGTTGTTGTAATAGATTTTTATAAAATCTTCGTGGCTATATATTTGTAAACCATAGTTCTGCATCCTGTACATTTTTAGATTGTTCTTGCATATATGTTCCGAGCGCCATGACTATAGACACAGGCCCATCGACCTTGTCTCCAGACTTGGCCTTGTCAATTTTTATATTAGCAGCTGGATCCTGCCTCAATAAAATATTACTCATCATCCAACGAGTGACGGGGTTACCGTCATGTTGTAGCTCCGCAATGTTAACAAGTCGCTCGAGTTCCTTTGTTGGCGCCGACATTGAAACAAAACCCTGTCCAAATGGATACATTGTCATTCCTTCATTGCCTAACTCAATAACTAACTGCGTAGCGTTAAATCTGTCGAAGGCAATATCTTTAATATCAAATTGATCAGATAATTCTAAAATCTTTGATTTGATAAATGAATAGTCAGTCACGTTTCCATCTGTCAAATGAATCCATCCTTCCTGCGCCCATGTGCGAATAGAAACGCCTATCTGATCATTTCGCCTTTGGGCTGCAGCATCTGGGAGCCAATACCAAGTTTTCACTTTGTAGCCGTCCGATGGCCAGATTAAACTAAACGCGCAAAAGTCACCTGTCGACGCCAAATCTAATCCGCCATAACACTCTCCCACAGGATCGACATCGTTTGCGCATGCAATCCATTTCTCGTCACTTATCCAAGTTGTGGCAGTGTCTGTCCAAACGTTTAAAAGTTTCGTTTTAAACTCAACCTGCTTATGTGGTAACTCGCGGGCCTCGTTCAATCCTTCCTCAAGTTGGCGAGGGTTTACACTTACGCCCCAGTTTGGATTGGCTTTCTGCCAGTTGGCTGAGTCCGTCCAATCGTCATTGTCATCCAGTGAATAGATCACAGAAAACAAAGCGTCATCGTTTACGCCTTTATTTAAAACCTTAACGCAATAGTCTCTGTGTTTATAACACGCAGACTCACGATTGAAGCCTGCTGTTGTAATTGTAAATAGCAAAGGCTGAGATCTAGCGCCCATTGAATTCCGAATTACATTATATAATTCATCATTGCTGTGCGCGTGATATTCATCAATGCAGCAAAAATGAGTATTCAACCCATCCTGTTTGCCTGGATTCCATTCGAGAGGCCGATATACGGAAGTGCCAAAATTTATCCTTCTGTTATTAACAGAGTTATAAACATTCACATCATCTCTAAGCCAGTCTAACTGCTTGCATACTCGAGCACCTTCCGAAAATACCATCATTGCCTGGTCGAGTTTTGTAGCTGCAGAATAAACCTGCGCCCCTTCCTCACCATCTGCGATTAGGCCGTATAACATTATAGCATTGGAAAACGTAGACTTCCCATTTTTACGAGGGACCTCGACGTATGCTCTTGTAAATCTTCGAGTCCCATCCAATTTTAAAAATCCGAAAATATTAGCAATTATAAAATGTTGCCAAGGTTCTAGCAGAAATTTCTTGTTTGCGTATAAACCGACGGAATGCTCTAATTCCTCGATGAACTGCACAGCGTGCAAATATAAATCATTTTCAAATTTTATATCCTTTCGCTTTAAATCTGATTTAAATCTTTTGCACGCGTTTACAACGTGTTTGCACGCTGCAATCTTTTTTGAAATTACATCGTCACAATATTGGATCGCTCTGCTCATCTTCAATTATTTTCGTGAATGTCCTATTCTCGAAATATTGTTTATTCAAATTTGCTAAAAATTCATTTCTGTACATCATTGGTTCATGATGCCATAGGCCAAATTTATCGCAAGGCTTCCATTGTTTACCTTGTGACATTTCAATCAGATAAGCGTTATCCAATTTTTTGATTCTGTATTTTCTTGCCATGAGTTAAAAGTTCTAATTTAGTTATTTTTGTTTTTTGTTTGTCCTGTAGTTGAGTCATTGCCAAAATCTTTGCAATGTCCTGCGTTGCTTTTAAAGATTGCTTCCTTATTGTGTACCATGGGTTAATCATTGGATAACCGCTCGGAGCTTCCGTTATCTCTTCGACCTCGTTTATTTTGAGGCACGCTCGCTCATAGGTTTCCATCTCCACGGCATACGCAGCAATTAAATCTAGATCCACGCAATTTTTATTTGCGCTAAAATCTTCAACAATTTTTTTATAAATTTCCCGAGCTCGTTTGTTCAAATGTTTCATAATCAATACAAATATATATAAAAACCCCCTTTTGTTTATTTTCTTGGGTGTGAAAAAAAG